TAACGAAAGGAGCGAGGGAACATGCAGATGCTGTTTTTCCACGGCACATTCTGCCCGCCCTGCACATCGACGCAGAAAGCGGCAGAGCAGTATGCCGCAGAGGTGGGCGTGCCGCTGTATATGTTCCGCTGTGACGATGTGTACGGCGGAAACGACATGGCACGGCAGAATCACGTACAGCACATGCCGTGTCTGATCCTGAAAACCGATGCAGGCGAGGAGCTGACACGCACCGAAACGGCACACACGCCGGAAACACTGCATCAGTCGTTTGATGCGTACCTGAAGGGGGTGAAACCAAGTGCATGATGAGGGAAATCCGAATATCGACACTACAGCCGCCGGAACAACCGCCGGCAGCGAGTCCGAAGCCGCAAAAGGCTCCGCAGAAAACGCCGCCGGTCAAGGGCAGCAAGCCGAACCGCAGGGAGAAATGACCGCAGAAGCCGTTGCCGCACTGGTACAGAGTGCCCTGCGGGACTTCGCACAGCAACAGCAGGCACAGCAGACCGAAGCGGAAAAGCTGGCAGGCATGAACGGCACACAGCGGCTGGAATACGAACGGGACAGCTACAAGAACCAGCTGGAACAGCTGCAAAAGCAGATGAACCTGTCCCAGATACAGGCGGCAGCACGGTCGATGCTGGCGGAAAAACATATCCACGCCGCAGACGGGCTGATCTGTGCCATTGTGACGGAAGATGCGGAAACCACCAAGAAAAACGTGGAGGATTTTGCAAAGATGTTTACCGATGCAGTGGAAGCCGCTGTCAAGGAACGCCTGAAATCCGACACGCCGCGAACCGGCGTACCGGCAGGAAAAATGACCAAGGAACAGATCTTCGCGATCTCGGACGCAGAACAGCGTATCGATGCCATTCGAAAAAATATAGACCTGTTCCAGTGACGAAAGGAGAAAGAACATGGCAGTACAGGAAAACACCAACTTGACCACCGACTTTGCGAAAGCACAGTCCATTGATTTCGTGAACCGCTTTACCGGCGGCATCAAGAAGCTGCAGGAGATGCTGGGCATCACCAGACGGCAGGGGCTCTCGGAGGGCTCCACGATTAAGACCTACAAGAGCAGCGTCACACTGGCAGACGGCAACGTGGCAGAGGGCGATCTGATCCCGCTGTCCAAGGTGGAAAAGACGCTGGACAAGACCTATGAATTGGCATACAAGAAGTACCGCAGGGCAGTGACTTTGGAAGCGATCCAGCGGAGCGGATTCGATCAGGCAGTACAAGAGGCGGACACCGCCCTGCTGCGGAAGATCCAGAGCAACATTCGCACAGACTTTGCTGCTTTCCTTGCCACCGGTACCGGCACGGCTGCCGGAAACACCATGCAGGCAGTTGTGGCAGATGCATGGGCGAAGCTGCAGGTGCTGTTCGAGGACGACGGTGCCGGAAAGGTCATTGTTCTGGCAAACCCGATGGACGTTTCGGCTTATCTGGGCAGTTCGGACATCACCACACAGAACGCGTTCGGCATGACCTATTTCAAGGCGTTTCTGGACGTATCCATGATGACAAACGCCAGCGTGCCCAAGGGCAAGATCTATGCCACTGTTTCGGATAACATCAATCTGGCATACCCGTCCATTTCCGGCGGCGAGATCAGCAAGGCGTTCCACTTCACCACCGATGAAACCGGGCTGGTGGGCATCACACACGCCGCAGACTACAGCCGCACCAACTACGAAACGATCATTCTGACGGCTCCTACCCTGTACGCAGAGCGTCTGGACGGCGTTGTGGTAGGCACCATTTCTGCGGAATAATGGGGCTGCTGGAACGGGTGCAGGTGCGACTTGCCGGCGAGCCGAAAACAGATCAGATAGAGCAGCTGCAGGAACTGTGTGATCTGGCAAGCGTGCGTATCTGCCTGCGGGTGCGGGAACCGACACTTCCCGACCTGCTGGAACCAATTGCAGCCGATGCCGTGGTGAAGCTGTGGCGGCGGTGGAACTATGAGGGGATCTCCTCCGAAAACGGGGACACCATTTCCACCAGCTTCGTGGAAGATGTTCTGGCAGAGTACGATGACGAATTCGCCGCGTATGCAGAACAGCAGGACAAAACCAACGGCAAGAAGCAGATTCACTTTTATTGACGACTGGGGGCGTGTGATGCGGTATTTTACTATTGCATTCTTGACAAAGGAAACGACCAGCACGGACGTGCTGGGGAATCCGGTCACGGAATGGCTGACTGCAAAAACGTGGTACCGCGGGCGATTTACGGAATGGAGTGCCGAAGAAATTGCACTGGAAGGGCGGGAAGTCACCAAGTCGCAGCGAAAACTGCTGACAGATGCCCCGCTGTCTGTGTGCAGGGCTGCCGACGGGGTACAGGCGGACAGCGGGGAAACATTTCGTGTGCAGTCGGTCAAAGACCTTCACGGGCGGTGGCGGCTGCTGTATGTGGAAAGGTGGCGGATATAATGGCAGGATTTCAGGTCGTGCTGGACGGCATGAAGCCGTTTGCAGCAAAGCTGCAGGAGAAGTCGCAGGAGGATTTTCTGAACTGCTGCAAACGTGCCACGCTGCTGCTGCGGAACAACGCCCGCAAGAAAACGCCGGTTGCCAAAAGTGCGGTATATCAGGACGCTGCGGGCAACACGATCGGGCAGCACAAAGGCGGCGGTCTGCGGCGTTCCCTGCGGCTCACCATGCCGTCTGAAACGACAGACGGGGAAGTGGGATACACCATACACTACGCACCCCACGTGGAGTACGGGCACCGGCAGACGATCGGGCGGTATGTGCCGCAGATCGGCAGGCGGCTGAAAGCCGGCTTTGTGTCAGGGCAGTATTTTTTGCGGGGAGCCGTAGAAGAAACCAAGCCGTCGTTTTATCGTGATCTGAAGGAGGAACTGCAGAAATGATGTATCGCAAGCTGGGCTTTGCCGAACTGGCTGCGGCAGTCTTACAGGTCCTGCGGGAAAATACCGCGTATGATGTGTATGACGCTGTGCCGGAAGATGCCGAAAGCCCGTTTTTGTTTGCCGAAGTGGTGGGCAAGCGGGACAGCTCCAGCAAAACCACATGGAAAGAAACGTTTGTGCTCCATATCCACTGTATCGCCAAGCCTTCCCGTGCAAGGACAGAAGTGTATCAGATGATACAGAAGGCAGAGGAAGCCATGACAGCACCGCTGGAGCTGCCGCAGGGCGTAGAGTGCCTGACACAGACAGAAACCGGCGTACAAGCCATGCAGCTGGACGAAACCGGCGAGTGGCATGCCGTACTCGGATATGAGATCATGACAAGCTATGGACTGAAATGCAAATAAGGAGGAAGAAAAATGGCTGAAAATTTTGACAGCAATGTATACTGCGAGTTTCCGGAAGCGGTCGCAAAGGCAGGCAAGGACATTCTGATCTGTCTGTTTAACTCTGACGGCTCCAAGCTGCTGGCGATTGCCGGACAGCAGAGCCTGACGATCAACCGCAGTGTGGACACTGTGGACACCACGTCCAAGGACACCAAAGGCGGCTGGAAATCCCAGATGGCAGGCATGAAAGAGTGGTCGGCTGACACAGACGGTGCCTATGTCATGGGTGCAGAATCTCACAAGGAACTGCAGAAGTACTTCACAAGCGGCGATCTGATCTGCATCAAGATCGTGGACATCAAGGAAACCAAGTCGCTGTTTGGCGGCATGGCAGTTCTGACAGAGTACACGCTGGAAGCACCGTTTGACGATGCAATGACGTATTCCTGCAGCTTCGCGGGAAACGGACCGCTGGTAGACCTGACAGCACTGTCTACAGAAGCTGCCGGAAAAGTTACCGCAATGCCGGCATAAGGAGGAATAGAGCATGGCACAGAAAACCTATGAGATCGACGGAGAAACCTATCACCTGCACTACAGCATGGCAAGACTGGAAGCCGCAGAACAGGCGGCAGGCTGCTCTGCCTTTGAGATCGTGGCGGGCATGTCCCAGAACCGGACACCCCGCATCGCAGTTGTCAAGGCATTTTTCGCCTATGGGCTGATGAACAGCGGCGGTGTATATGCTCCGCTGAAAAAGGCAACCGCATTCGCGGAAAAGGAACTGGAATCCAGCGGCTATGTCACTGTGACAGGGGAAGTCTATGAGCAGCTGGCGGAGGACTGCGGTTTTTTATTCCAGTAAGGCTCGTTCAGCTGGAATATCTGGGCGGAGCTGTTCCCAAACCAAAGAGCAAGCAGGAGGTGGCGGAAGATGCACGGTATCAAAACGTGCAGGATTTCGCCTTTTTTGCTGCAAATTTTGGATATTCCAAGGCGGAATACATGGAATTGACTCCTGCGGAAAAGCGATTCCTGTTGAAAGCCTACGAAGAAAAAGTGGTTTCCGATTCCACGCTGCTTGCTGCGGCGGTCGCCAATGCCGTGGGGAATGTGCTGCGGAAAAAAGGCAAAAAGCCGAAGAAGCTGTGGCAGAAATGCCCCCGTCACGCAGACCAGCAGGAACGACAGCGTATCGTAGAAGCCGCGAAAAAAATCGAAGCAACAGAGGGGAAAGCGTGGGTTGATCTGATCTATCAGGCAAACGGCATGCGTCGGAGAAAGGCGGTGAATACAGATGCGTGAACCGGAGTTTTATACTGTGCAGCGTTCCGGTGTGCGGTTTGACAGCGACGGCATTTCCATTAAAAACGCAGACGGCAGCTATCACGTCTACTACGGCGTGTCCTACGACATGCTGCAGGACGCGGTCGAACAGGGCTTTATCAGTGCTTCTGCTGTGTGCCCGACGGTGCATAGCTGGGAGGACTGGGGGCTGTTCTGGATAGATGCAGAGATCGCACCGCCGGAAGTGGAAACGCTGATCGAAACTGTCCCCGGCAGAACGGGAGTGCTGGACTATTCCGAAGTGCTTGCGGGAATGCCGGTGTACCATAACCGCACGGTCACGCTGACATTTTGCAAGCTGGGGGCTATGAATCAGTGGCACGAGGACTACAGCCGTATCCTGTCGAAGCTGCACGGGCAGCGGTCAAAGTGGATACTGGATACCAACGCCGGCTATTACTTCGAGGGGCGGTGCAGCGTGTCGTCTGTGCGGGAGGACGGGGCGTACAGCACGTTTACGCTCTCTATGGATGCAGCACCGTTTCAGGTGTCGGTACAGGACACCATTTCCGACTGGCTCTGGGACCCGTTTGATCTGGACTCCGGCATCATACGGGAGTATCGGGACATCACCGTCACACAAGAAGAAGCGAATGTCACGGTATACGGCTGTGAAAATACGATTCTGTATCCCACACTGCTGGTGACTGCCGTATCCGCAGGGGACTTGCAGGTGACAACGCCGCAGGGAGCCATTCTGACTTTACAGATGCGGCAGGGTGAAAACACGTTTACATCTGCTTTCCCGCTGCGTGCCGGAAAGAACACGGTGCGGTTTCGGTGTAAGAGTACCAACAAGGCGACCGTCGGCATTCAGTTTCGGGAGGTGCGTTTGTAATGGCAGCAGTGTACACGGTCCGGTTTTATCCGTACAAGGTGTATGATAATCAGCACTGGTACACCGGCGAGAAATACCCGTATGCAATGCTGCATGACCCGACACAGCCAGACCGGTTTCTGATGGATACGCAGCTGGAAATTGCACAGAGCAAGTCCGGCAATTTTACGTTTACGATCACCAAGGAAAACCCGCTGTACAGCCGGCTACGGCAGGACATGCAGTGGGAGGTGGCAGTTTTCCGTGACAGTTCCAGATGCATCTGGGCAGGGTATCCTACCGAACGCAGCACGGACATTTACGGCAAGACCATATTCACCTGCGAGGGGGTGCTGGGATACCTGAATCAGGTCTATTTGCCGGCATTCAGCTTTTCCGGCATATCTCCCAGC